TCGCAGAAGAACCAACGGTATATTTTAAAAAATACCAAGTGTGAAGTTTAATATCTTCTCCATATTTTTTCTGCATATCTTTTAACATGAAGTTAGATTTTTGAGTTGGTTGTGTCCATTTTAAATCTTGAAAGACAATACCAGCCACTTGATTTTTTCCTGATTGGACTGTTAGGTCTGGAGATATTTTGACATCTTTTCCAGTAGCAAGTCTGGTTGGACTGTCTTGAAGGTCTGAAATATTAAATAATTCTTCTATATGAAATAGAGACATTTCATCAAACACATAATCTATATCGTACATTAATCTTCTAGTTCTTCTACTTCCGCCTCTGCGCCACACATGGGACAGTATAAAGGTTCTTCATCATTATCTATAATGATATGAGTATGAGACTCGCATACGTGACAGATTATCTCATACTCTTTTTCTTCCAAAACTAACAACCCACATTTGCAACTAAATCATCTAGTTTATCTTCAATCCTTTCGAGTTGTTGTGGTGTGTCCACATCTTCCCAACCCCATTCTCCTTCAAGACCATTGACCGAATACTCGGTGACTCTCTTCTCAAAGAAGTTATCATGTGATGCACCATTGAGTACCCAATCTAACCAAGGGAGTGGATTGTCTTTTGCATTGAAGTTTGGTTTCATACCAAGTTGTAATAATCTTCGGTCTGCAATATGTCTGATATATTGTTTGACATCTTTCTTTTCTAGACCTTCTATCTTGTGTCCATTGTACGCAAGGTCAATAAACTTATCTTCTAACTTAACTACATCTTTTGCAATCTGATAGATTTTAGATTTAAGTTCGTCATTGACAATACGTGTGTGTTCTGCACAAAACTCTCTAAACAGTTTTGCATTACCTTGTACATGTAAAGTCTCGTCACGAATAGACCACTCAACGATTGTACCCATACCTTTCATCTTACCAAATCTCTGAAAGTTTAATAACATCACGAAAGATGCAAAGACTGATAGTCCTTCGTTGAATACTGATTGTGCGAGTGATAGTGCAAGTCCTTGTTGCGTAGAGATATCTCCGTCTTTCATAAAGTCAATCTTATCTGACATCTCTTTGTATTCTAGGAATGCGTGATAGTCTGAGTCTGGTAAACCAAGTGTGTCATTGAGTAATGCATATGCACGTTGGTGTACACCTTCTCGGTTTGCAAAGGAAGATAACATGTTTCGGACTTCGTTGTTTTTAAATTTAGGAATTAGGAGTTCGTGATAGTTCTCTCCTACTTGTACATCTGATTGTGTAAACAATCTTAATACTTGGGTGATGAATAACTTTTCATCGTCTGTGAGTTTAGTTCTCCAGTCCTGAACATCTTCGGATAGTTCTGCTTCATCTTCTATCCAGTGTATCTCTTCGTGTTTTTTAGTTAACTCTACGGCCCAAGGGTAGAGAAACGGTTTGTATGTTTTTGAAAATTCTAATAGTGCCATTGTTATCCTTCACATGCTTTGCAGTCTTCCGACTCTTCGATTTCTGTTTTGTCAAATAGTTCCATAAGTTCTTCATAACCCCCAACATATTCACCTTGTAAATATATTTGTGGAACTGTCTTGACTCCTTTTCGACCCGTCACTTCTCTTGCAGTTTTACCAATTTCTTCAAGATTAATCTCGTCATATGGTATACCACGAAGTTTCAGTTCTTCTTTTGCAAGTTGACAGAAAGGACAATTCGGTTTGGTATATACGATTGTACTTGTATCACTTTGCAGTGCGACTCGTTCTACTTTCTCTGAGACATTCTCTGCACGAGACTTTGCTTCAGTTCGTAGATAGTAAAGACCTTTCAACCCGTGACTCCATGCACGTAGATGAACTTTATTTACATATGATTTATCTGCACCAGCGGGAAAGAAAAGATTAACAGATTGTCCTTGACATATATATTTCTGTCTATCTCCCGCATGTTGAACTATCCAGTTTTGGTCTAATTCGTCCGCAGTTTTATATATACTTTTCTCACCTTCTGTAAGGAACGATAAGTGTTGTATAGACCCCTTATTTGTGATTATAGAACTCCAAATACTATCGTTATTCATATCTTTAGACTCAAGTAGTTGTTCTAGGTATTTGTTCTTTACTAGAAAACTACCCGCACGAGTTCTATGAGTATATGCATTTGCTTTTAATGGTTCGATAGAAGGACTTGTTCCTAAAATAACACCACTCGATGCGTTAGGAGCGATTGCAGTTAGGTGTGCGTTTCTTTTACCCGAACCTTTTCCGTCAGGATATTCTCCTCTTTCTTTTGCAAGTAATTCTGTTTCTGCATGTGCTTCATCGTGAATAAAACTAAACACTTGATGATTGATTTCTTTTGCGAGTTCAGACTCCCATGCAACACCATGTTTGTGTAGGAGAGAGTGAAATCCCATTGCACCAAGACCTAAACTTCTCTCACGCATTGCAGAGTACTTCGCACGAGAAATCGTGTCAGGTGCGTTCTGTATGAAGTACTCAAGGACATTGTCTAACATTCTTATCAAGTCTCTTACAATAGTAGTATCTTTCCACTCGTCATAGTATTCTAGATTTAGAGATGATAGACAACATACTGCAGTTCTCTCAGGACTTGTTGGTAAGTGTATCTCATTACATAGATTACTTCCGTGTATCTCAAGACCTTTATCTTTGAGTGGTTGTGGGAGATATCTATTTGCAGTATCAATAAAGTTTAGATATGGTTCTCCCGTTCTAAATCTTATCTCAAGTATTCTTTCCCATAGTTTTCTTGCACTGACGGTTTCTTTTACTGACTTGTCATTCGGGTCAACCAAATCAAAAGGTTTGTTCTCCATAACTGCAGTCATAAATTTATCAGTAATATTGATTGCGTTGTGAATGTTAAGTGCTTTACGTTGGACATCTCCAGTTGGTATACGTATGTTTAGAAACTCCATGATGTCTGGGTGGGAAATATCCATGTAGGCCGCATAAGAACCCTTACGTGTTTTACCTTGTCGGTATGCAATCATATCTGCATCAACAGTATGCAGAAAAGGTATTGGGCCTGGTGCGATATCAGATACCGTTCTGACATCTGACCAATGACCACCAACTCCACCACCCATGATAGATAACCAACGCAGTTCAGAAGAATGTTCTATAAGACCTTCTAGGGTGTCTGGAACGTACGTTAGAAAACAAGATATGGGCATACCCTTACTCTTCTTATTTTGTCCGTTAGGTGCGTTAGAAAGGACGGGAGACGCAAACATAAACCACTTCTTACTTACGTATTCGTAAAGTCTTTCTGCGAGTTCTGTATCTACTTTATTGTTGTACTTTGACCATGCCCAACTTGCACGTGCAAAACCTTCTTGGGGCGACTTCTCGTCTTTGGTCAAGTAGAAATCTTTTAACATTCCTACTGCATAGTCTTCTAATAGTTTATCTCTTTTTTTGTCAATGATTAAGTCCAAGTCTTCTCCTTGTGAAGTTAAAGTGTGGACTATTATACTCTAATCAAATAGAGTTGTCAATGATTATTTTGAACGGTTTTTATCTATTGCACGAGAACCAAACCAGAACGAAATGATAGCCGCAAAGATTGCCTTGGTATCCTCGTCCCATAATATATTGATTGCGTCTTGAAAGTCCGTTCCTGCTTGTATTGCACCATAGAGTAATGTACCCTCTATGACTGCGAATAAAAGAAAGAATGCATATGTAATGATTGGTCTTACTGACCTTGCTAATCCACCTATAAATCCCGTACCTGATTGTAATACAATATCGTGTTGTATTAATCTTTCGTGTTCTTTGTCTTTTGCTTGTGCTTGGAATAATTCTATTTTTTGTTTTCCAAGTTCTTTTTGAAGTCTTGCTTGATGTTCTAAATTTTCTCTGTTAATTTCTGCTTGAACTTCTAACTTACGAAGTTCGTATTTCTGGTCTTGTTTTTTCTTGAAACTATCTAGTATGCCTGGGATTATTGAACCCCCAAATCCTAATAAACTACCTAATAAACTTAACATACTTTTCTCCGACTAGTTTTATATATACAAATTTAAGTCTTCACTTCGGGTTCGTCTGGTTCTCGGTCTTTGTCGTCTACTTCACCCGCATCACCTTTAATAAATTGTCTCATTTTTGTGAATAATTTGTTTTCAGTTTTTTTATCCCCTAGTTTTTTCGCACCCGTATATGCGGCTGCTAACATCATTCCTCTTCTACCACCTAACCACAAAGTACTCAAACCACCCGTTGCAAGACCAGCCGCAAGTAGTCCCATACCTTTTACACCTTGTGGTGTTGCAAGTATTTCAGTAAATCCAATATTACCCGCAACCGCTTCTGGTATACTTGATAAATCATAGTCACTATCCAGATTACCTGAGAATGACATATACAACCATTGGTAAGTTAAGAAACCCGCAATTGCAACTCCACTTGCAGTTTTTAGTTTAGGATATTTGTCTAAGAATTCATCTACTTTAATTGTTCCTTTTTGTAGTCCTTGTATCATTTTAGTTTTTGCAAGTTTATCCGCACCGACATTAACGGCCGCATCGATTGCTTTCATTCCGTCCAACATACCTTTACCAAAACCTAAACCTACTGCTTTTATTGCACGAAACACACTTTTTTCTTTAATTGCATTTTTTAAATTAGGGCCAAACTCTTGTCCTACCTCACGTTTTAAGTTTTCCCATTCAGCTCTAACTGCTTTTTGTAGTGTTGGGTGTTTACTTAGTGGTTCATTAAATCTATCTGCAGAAGGTTTATCTGGGTCTGAGTCAGAACCAGATGTTGTTTTAGTATTAACATTATCTTCTGAGTCTTTCTTTGTATCTTTATCTCTAGTTGCAAGATACTTTTTCATATCTTTTGCGGTATCAGACTGCGGTCTGTCTTTTATATACTGTTGTATATACTTGTCTCCTTTATTAATCCAAGACGGTTCTTTATTTTCGGTAAGTACAATGTTATCAATGATATTACACCAATCTTCGTAAGTACATTCTTGTAATTCACGATATACTTGTTGTTCAAACAAGAAAGTTCCTTCGGTGAGTTCTTGGGTTTCTATATAGGTTTTGAGTCTCACTTGGTGATATCTCCCGTAGTCACATACATTCTTTTATTTGTGGGTAAATGAATTGCAGAATATATATCAAGTCCTAAGACTTCTCCTACGGGTTTTGACTCTTCTTCAAGAATTCTTATTTGGTCATCTTTATATGTTTCTTCATAGATACATGACATACTGTCATGTTTCATTCTATAGACCCCAGGCGACAGTTGTTTATCACTTAACATAAACCACTGTGTATCTTCTGCGAGAACATCTAAAATATCAATACCAGTTTCATTGTGTATCTTTTGTATCTGTTTATTGTTCAGATTACCACTTTCCTTGATAAGAAATAAGGCCGCACCATACCTTGCAACCACTGATTTACCGCCAGGCGCCTTTGCCATTAGTTTCTTTATATTTACAACCAGTCGAATAAATGATGTCCAGTGAGTAGATAAATCCATTCTTCCGTCCATGGTAAGTTTAAGTTCTTCTTTTCTTTTCTTATCTACATTACCGTCTTTATCAATCAGACCAATCTCGTATGCACCCATTTTCTCAAAGGGTGTCGTAAGTAATTTTAGAAAACGAATTGTGTATACAAAGTCCGCAGCTGATTTTAGAATTCCCATGTGTGTATTTATATATTTTTGATTTCTCTTAACTTATCAACAACCTTTTTATCCATTTTGATATTGGTGTATTCGTCATTTTTAATAACATTAAGGAATAAAAGAAAAGGTTTGATTACATTCCAGTAATCTACTTCGAGTTTAAGTTCTAGAATATTAAGACCAGCCTCAATGTCAAAGACATTGAAGATTACAATAAGATGATTAAGAATGAGTCTTTCAGATAACTGACCACTATCACGATAACGATTA